CCATTTGTACCAGTTTCTGCTGATCAATCAGCTTAATAATAATACCTTCCAACCTCTTGAAGTCTTGGTCTAACTCTTGCATCAGAGTTTGTTGTATGAATCTGTTCTGTTTCCATATAAAAAATCCGAACGCTATTGACATCGCTACTGGTATTCCAAATTGTTCCAATACTTGTAAAATATCCATTATTCTCCATTACGCTATCCCCATAAAAGGGATGTGTCCAGTTCCCATTAAATCGCACATTGTTTCATAAGTATTTTTGTCTATATCTACTAACTTATCTTCTTCTTTGTAGAATTGTTTACTATATTCTTCTTCATTCATTTCTTGAGCCATAAAATCAATCATTATGTTTAATTTCTCGTGCATATTGATTACATTTTTAAGGAGTATTTCCATTAATTCACGTTCTGATTTTTTCATCATCTTTTCCTTATCCGTTTACTTAATAAGTTAGTGAATTTTTTCTCAAATTCCTTGTAAATTTTATTATTAGCTGATTTTTCAGTAGGTAAATCTGCTGTAATAAATTTTCTTTGTGGTACTTTAAAACCCTTCCAAGTATAACCACCTTCTTTTATATGTTCTTTTGCATAACTAACGCCAGTAACACCTCGTGAACTACCCTTTAAACTTTTTGCAAGTTTACCTGTATCAAATAAAGGTGGTGCTTTTTGTCCTCTTGGATTGTTTTTAGATAATTTAGGCTCTACTTTACCTGATTGAATAAATTTAAACGAATTTTTAGCAAATTTATCAGAAACACCTTCATTTAAAGTCTCTGATAGCTTGTTTTCTTCTAATTCTTTAAGAGCTTTACCAAAATCTATGTTATACTTGACTTCTATCTTCATCTTCAGACTCCACTTCTATTGGTTCTTCTTTTACAGGCTCCATTTGTGCTTTATTCTCTTTTAATTTAGCATTCGCCTCATCTAAAGTCAAGTCTTTATTATATTCTACCATTAATTCGGCTTTATTTACAAGTCCTAGATTTAATCTATGATTATCAAGAGCTATTTGATCCTGTACCGTCATTGGATACTCAGGCTCATTAAAATCAAGTTTTAAGCCTTGTGGTAAGCCTATATTGAAAGTTCTTGCTATATTTCTCTCAATTTGGTAAATTTCGTGCTCGTATTGTGTCCATAAAGCCAAATCATCTTGATAATCTTCAAAACTTTCCAAATCTTTAATCTTTAGAGCTATTCCACTTGGTGTTTCACCACCATCTTGTGCAAATTGAACAGATAAGTGGTTATTTTGTGCTACAAGCTCCATTTGGAACTTAACATTCTCAATAACCTTTTCAATATCACCTGATGGCGACTTAATATCATAATTTGCGTTATCTGGAAGTTCTAATATAACATCTGAACCAAATCTTTGATTATTTCCTAAATCTGCTCCTGAAACTACAGGTTGTCCAAACATTTGAAACCTTAAACCAAGTTGCATCTCTGTCATTGTAATATTTATATGTTCATTGGCGTTACAAATATCATTTGCACCTTCTACATAGAAAGAATCACTTTGATGTTCTCTATGAGTAAAAACAAATGGTAAAGTACCATATCCGTGCTCTCCTTCTTCTATAACCTTACCTGATTCATCAAAAATAATGTAACTTTCTGCATTCCAATGTATATATTGACAAGAATCAGAGTTAGAAGCATCTTCCGTGTAGTGCATTAAAGGATAAGAGATTGCTACTGGTTTAAAAGGATCAGAACCAAAGAAAGGATGAAAGTAATAAATAGGTTGATAATCAAAGTAAGGCATTTCACCATCAACATACATTACTCTTACAGCTATTGTTCCAACTAAACGTGTCATTCTTTCAATATGCTTCATTTTAGCATCTTTTAATACAGAGAGATTATCATATTTTTTACTAACATTCCTATCAGCACCTACTGTGTAGATTCTTGACATTTTATTTATAAATTTCTTAGTTATGTTCGCTTCATACGGAGGAACTTCTCTAAAAGCATCTAGATCAAATTTCTTTTCTATATAATACTTAGTATTACTACCATTGTAGTAATCTAATAGCTTATGTACATAACTTTCTCGTTTTCTATGGTTTTCTATCTTCAGGACATTTAAACTATCCTTTATAGCTTGTTCTCCGTACTTATATATCATCTGTTCCTCACTTTTATCTCTCTGTTTTTAATTGGAAAATGGTTAATAAAAAAATATCTTAATTGGTCGCAGCCGTGGTCGTGGTAACCGTCTTTTAGTGGCTCTTGTTTTAATGGTTTATTGTCTTGAGCTTCAGGATACCTGTAACTTTCTAAATCTTCTGCCATACCTGTACAATTATTATTTAAATGAAGGTATCTTTCTCCGTTAGCGTTTTCTATGTAACTTCTAACGTGATTAACACCTGCTGTGATACTTCTTGAGGCTTTATCTGTTATTGTTCTAACATCTATACCTTTTTTTCTAAAAATCTCTATATCTCCTACACCTGATTGCCCTTGTGCTTGTAATCCTGCTGGATCACCATAATACCTTGATACTATATATGGTTTACCTTTAATCATATCTGCAAGTTCATCTGTTTTTATATTTGTTTGATGTATTATCTCATCAATCATATTAATATGCCATTCACCATTTACTCTGTGCGTCTGATACCATCCCACAGAAGGCATCCTGTACCCAAAATCAATACTGCAAAAAGTAGGAAGATGGGGGTTATAAGGATAATAACCAACATCAAGATTTCTGTCAAAAGGATAAACCCTGCCTTCAAACGATGTAAATTGTGCTCCATACTCTTGGTCAAAAAGCTCTTTAGACATATTACGTTTTCTCTCAACGAGAAATTTGTCATCTGCACCTTCAGGAAAAGCGAAGTTATTATCCCAAGATGGTGCTTGATGAGATTCCCAAAGTTCATCACTTTTTCCAAGCAGGTATAAATCATATAACCAATTAAACCCTTCTGGCGTTGAAATGAAAATCGCCTTACCTTTTCTATCAGATAGAGTGGGAGATAAATACATATCCCAAATCCTGGGTCTTACTTTGGCTGCCTCATCTATAATCAACAAGTCTAATCCTTCACCAACAAGTGAATCAGGATTATCTGCCGATTTAGCTTCTACAACTGTATCCCATTTGAATTTGATATATCTTTCTTTCTCTGAAGCCTTGATAATATCGTTTTGATGTCCTTTGACCATCCTTTCCCAGATTTCTCTAAACATCAAGTCGGCTTTATCATACGAAAGACCAACCAACCAAATACGTTTGTTCGGCTGGGAGGCGTAGAATGTCGCTTCCATTGCCGATGCCGTAGTCTTCCCGAATCGCCTCCCACAAATCATTACAAAAAACCTTGCAGATTCTTTGGTAGGAAAATGCAATTTACGCTGACCTTCGTGGGGTTCATAACCTAAATAATCAAACCATTTCTTTTTATAATTATTTAAATGTTGCATATTTCCACCATTTTAATTTAAGTTACAATGTATGACAAACGCAAGATATTGTGTTTTTAATTTAAAATATACAACATAGGAGGGCAGTATGTCCGAAGAAAATCAAGTATCAAACGAAACAGTAGTGGAAAAGGGTACGGAGAATGTTGCTCAGGAATCAGCTCAGAATGAGTACATAGCAGAAAGCAAGAAGTATAGAAAAAGAGCTCAAGACGCTGAAAATAAGTTAGCGAATCTACAAAAACAGTTAGAAACTCAACAAAATCAAAAACTTAAAGAGAAAGAGGAATATAAAACTTTAGCTGAAAAATATGAAGCTCAAGTTAATGAACTTAATCCCTATAAGGAAAAATATGAAGGTTTAGTTGAGCAAAGACGTAACGTTTTATTAGAAAGGCTTCCTGAAGATAAGCGTGAAACTTTTAAAAATAAAGATTTAGATGTTTTAGAATTTATGGTATCTGAATTAAAAACCAAAACTCAAGAACCTTCAGCAAGAAATCTTGTAGGCACTAAAAATACAGAATTTGGTGGTTATAGTTCTTTTGCTGAGTGGGCAGAAAAAGATCCTATTGGATACGCATCAAATAATACTAGCAGTGGTGCTAAAGGTATTAAGATAGGTTACGGTGGTGAATAAAGACCCACATAAACCTTTTGGAGTTGATTTAGACCCTAATAATGATTTAACTCATACACCTCAACCTGATGGTGACGTTAAAGTTACTCATAAGGGAGAAAAAATAAGGTATATGGATTATATTGATATTATGGAAGAAAGAGCAACTCGTAAAGGTGAGGGTAAATCTCCTGTAAAATCTCAAATGGGATTGTTTGGTGGTTTTGGTAAAGGTACTTTAAAAAAAGCATACGAACATTAATTCCTACTTGAAGGCTTCGGCAGTTGATAGAGGATAAAATTAGGAGGCTTAAATGGCTTTAACAAATACAAGCACAGCAGCTGGTGGCTTAGGAAGAACGATAGGCGACGCTGTAATTGCTTTTAATCACGTAAATGTAATGTACCCACTTGTGACTGTACAACAAGCAGCTCAAGGGTCAAATCACGTTCAATTCTCAGATTGGACAAAATTAGCATCTTCAGATGTAACTGCTGCTACACAAGCTACTACTACAACAGCTGTAGCTATTACAACAGCAGCTAGAACTGCAACTATATCAGAGCACGTTATTGCTTCTACAGTAAGTGACTTAGTTCTTATGGGTTCAGGCGATGATGTTGAAGGTCAAGCAGGTCCTGCTTTAGGTAACGCAGTTGCTGCTAAACTTGATGATGACTTAGTAGAATTAGGCAAATCATTCTCTCAAACAGAATGTGGTGCTGGTACTGCTCTTGCTTTATCTCATATATTTGGTTCTATGAGACAATTAAGATCAGCAGGTGCTCCAATGCCTTACAATTTAGTTCTTTCACCTAAACAGGTGTGGGGTGCTAAAGGTTTAATTAGCTTATTACACGATGATGCTGTAACAGGTTCAAATGCTAAACCAATGTCTATGATGGGCAATAAAGGTGAAGAAGCATTTTCTACAGGTTATGTTGGTTCTATTGCAGGATTCAATGTTTATTGGTCTGACCAAATAGATGAGAATGTTAGTTCTGGTGGCGATGCTGCTGGTTTTGCTTTCTCAAAAGGTGGTCTTGGTCTTGGAGTTGGTGCTGATGGCTTATTTAGAATCGCATCAGAAAGAGACGAAATGCTAAGAGCAACTAACTATGTAGCTACAGGATTCTGGGGTGAAGTTGAGATAAAAGACGCTTATGGTGTTTATATCTTATCTGACGTTTCTTAATTCTTAACGAAAAAAATAAGGGGGTGGGAAACTACCCCCTTTAATATGGAGATAATATGAAAAGATTTTTTAAAAAAGGTAATGGAGTAATTATTCAAGCAAATGATAATCACGACATAAAGTCTTTAGAAGATAGATTTACTGAATGTGATGAAAATGGAAAAGAAATTAAAAAAGAAGTTAAAAAAGTAGCTAAAAAAGCTAAAAAGGAAGGTAAATAATGCCAATAGTAGCTAAAAGTTTTTTACACAATGATGATAAAATAGTTGGTACTTCAGGTGATGCAGATGGTAATTTAGCAGAAGATGTACAAGATTGGATTACTTCACAAGACGCTGAATTAGTAGCTACTACAAATTTAAATGTTACTTGCACACAATTTGGTAGCAAAATATTTACATTAGTAGTATTAGATAGCGATTAATGTCTGAAACTAGAAATGGTAAAGGCGATTCATACAGGATTCCTATTACTGATAAGAAGTATAAAGAAAATTATGATAAAATTTTCAAGAAAGACAGAGATGAGTTTAATAGAGAGTATTAAAAAACACGAAGGTTATGTAGGCGTAGTCTATAAAGATTCTTTAGGAATTGATACTATAGGCTACGGCTTCGCCATTAAAGATTTAGAATTAGATGCAGATATATGCGACATCATTCTTGAACGTAAACTTAAAGCATTACACGATATGATCAAGATTAAGTTTAAATGGTATGGTTATATGCCACAAGAAATTAAAGATGTTGTTATGGAGATGTGTTATCAATTAGGTGTAGGTGGGTTTTCTAAGTTTAAGAAAACAATAGCCTATTTACAAAACAAACAGTTTCACGATGCTTCAGTAGAAATGCTTGATAGCCTTTGGGCGAAACAAACACCTAATAGAGCAAAAGAATTAAGTAATAGAGTTAAAGAGGTAGAAGTTGGACGTTGAAAGTTTAAAGGCTGGTGGACTTGGGTTAAGTGGCTATATAGTTCAATGGATAGATTTTTTTAGTCCAGTAATTGAATTAGGCTATATGGTTGTTCTTATTGCTTACTTTTTATATCAAATTAAAAAGATTAAAAGCGAGATTAAATAGTGACAACAGGTGTAGTTAAACGAGTAATAGTAACACCTGATAAACATTTTCCTTTACACGACCAACCTGCTATAAACGTATTAAAAAAGACTATTGAAATAGTCAAACCTGACGCTTATGTTGATTTAGGTGATGTAGGTGAATGGTCGGCTTTTAGTGCTTGGAAATATAAACGTAAGAAAGCACCACCTCTTGAGTTCTTAATAGAAGATTTTGAAAAAGACGTAAAAGATGTCAATGCTGGTATGGATCAGATTGATGAGAGTTTAGACAAAGTGAATTGTGAGGAACGCTACATCACAGAAGGTAACCACGATAACTGGTTAAATATGGCTGTTGAGAAGTATCCTTACATACCTCAATATAAGTTTAAAAATGCAGTAGATTTAAAAGGTAGAGGTTACAAATATATTCCCTTTGGAAAACACTTAAAATTAGGTAAATTATACCTATATCACGGACATCAATATGGTGGTCAATACCATACAAGTAACCATTTGCGTAAACTTGGTTGTAATGTTATGTATGGACATTGGCACGATTTACAACAAATGTCTGCTACACATATGGACGGACCAAAGTCTGCGTGGAGTATCGGATGTTTAAAGGATATGGCAGCAGAAGCTAATGACTGGCTTGACCATAGAAGGATTAATTGGGCACACGCTTTTGCTATTGTAGATTTTTTTAGAGGAGGACTGTTTACAGTCCATATTATACAAATAATAAACGGCAAAACTTCATTATGGGGTGAGATTATAGATGGGAACGGAAAATGTTAGTGCAGAGTATGATTATCAAAGCAGTTGCCAAACTAATCAGAAAGCAATTTAAACTAGACAAGATTCTTCACTATGTTGAAGAACCTAATGAGTTAGATAAAGAAGTTGAAAGACTTAGAAGCCGTATAGAAATATTAGAGACTATCATAAAGGAGAAATAATATGTTAGATTTTATATCAAATAACGCAGGATTATTAGTAGGTGGAACAGGTGGTGGAATTGTACTTTATGTGCTTAAAAAGATACCAAATAAGGAGATTTGTGCTTGGGTTGAAGGAATATGCTTCGCAGCAGGTAGATTTATGACTTTAGGGTTATCTCAATGGAAATTTACTAAAAATATATGGAACAAGACTGTAGAGCCTTGGTTTATTGATTTGATAGATAATTTTGTAGGTGGAGCACTAAGAGGTTTAATCAGAGGATTGAGGTGCGATAAGTAATGCCATACAAGATGAAAGGTAGTCGTTTGTTAAATGAAGTCACTTTAGGTGATGGTTACCCTTTATCTTCTAATTTAAAAGCATTAAAGGTAGGTGGTAAGACGTCTCCACTTGAGATGTCTATCCCCTACCCAGATAACAGTAATAATGCAAAAGTTAAAGTTGCAGGCGATTTAGAGGTTACAGGTACTATACTTAACCAACCTACACTACATATATTAAATGGTGGTGCTTATAATACAGGTACATCTTTATTTTACTTACCACTTGTTGGTTATAATTTAGAACAAACATCTTCTTCAGGTAGAAATGAGTTTAATACGATAGTTTCTCCTTATGATGGAGTATTAAAAAAAGTAGTTTTAAGAAGTGAAGCAAGAGCAGATACTGTTGTTGTAGGTTTTCATAAAAGTTCTGAAGGAACAGAAGTTCCTAATGCAACTGCATCAGCAACAGAAGAACAAGAAATGCCTGTAGATGATACTGCATATACTTTTACTTTTAATAACCAAGATGCTGCATTTTTAGCAGGAGATATTTTAGCAATATCAGTAACCCCTGAATTAGCAGTTAATGATTTAGTTTGGACAGCAGTTTTTGAATACAGAGGAGTTTAGATGGGAACTTTAGCAGGAAAATCACCAGCAAATACATATAAAAGTTTATTAAAAGTAGCAGATGAAACAAATGGTATATCTACTTCAGTATCTCAATTAGAAGATGGTGAAGGTACAGCAAGTTGTTTATCTATAAGTGATGATCAAATAATTATTCAACCACAAAATGATAATACTACAAATACTTTTGGTATTAGACAAACTGATGGTACATATTTATTAAAAGTTGATACAAGTAATGCTGTAATTAATTTAGGATCCACAGCAACTCCTGCTAATAGTCAATTATTAGAATTTCACGCAAAAACATTAGTTCCAGCTTCATCAGGTACACATTATTTTGTTGGTAAAGGAAGCTCTGCATATTTTGGAACTTCTGTAGAAACTGCTTGTGGAACAGGAACTGACCCTGATACATCTTTAGATGCAGGAGCTGCTACTGATGATTTATTACAAAATTTATTTATAGTACCTGTTAATTTAACAATAGATTCAGTAAAATTTATAGTTTCTACAACAACAGATACTGATACTGTTATTAATGTTCATTTATATAGTTTTGATATGGCTAACACAGGTGGAACAAATGATGGTAATTTATCAAATGGAACTTTACTTGCAAATGGACAAGCAACATCAGTAGATAGAAATGTTATCAAAACAGTAACTTGCTCAATAGATTCAGCAAGTGTTACAGCAAATAAAGTAATTGCTTGTTTTGTTGAGAATGAAACAAACACAGATTCAATAATGTTACAAACACAGGTTTTATACCACTTTAATTAGGAGAAGATAATGGCAAATTTAGAGGCGAATTTAACGGTAAAGACAGGGCAGGGAGCAGATTATCTTTGTGAAATGTCTGAGCAATACACAGAAATACTTACAGCACAACAAATTGTAGATAATGGAGATGAATACACACAACTTGCTAGTTTTGGTGTTGCATCAAGTATCGGTGGAGATGCTGGACTTAGAATGGAAGGTGCAAAATTAATTATTGTAAAAAATAAATCTGACATACCAGTTGAACTACAAATTAAAACTACTGAATGGAAAGATAATTCTAATGTAGATGAATTAAATAGTGTTGATTTAGGTCCAGATTCTGCAACATCAGTAAGACAGTTTTCTTATATACTTGCAGCTAATGAATATATGGTTCTTCCTAGCACTTGGATGGTAAGTTATGCAGAAGCACATTCAGCAGCTAATGCTAAAACTATTGACAATAAAGGTGGATATGATGTTAATAGTGGAAAACTTTATGTTGATTCAGTAGCTAATTTAGCTGAAGATGTAGATGGAAGTGAAACTGCTATAGATGTAAATGATTCAGATTATTTTGAAGTGGGTGATTTAATTCAACTTGGAACAACAACAGGAACTACTGCTACGAATATTGAAATAATGAGAATAACAGGAATTTCAAGTAATACATTAACAGTAGAAAGAGGATTGTTTGGTTCTATAACAGGTAATTCATCAGCACAAACAACTGGACACGCTAATGGTGCAGCAGTACACTTACCTTGGTTTAACACACAAGAAGATTATGATAAATATCACGATGATGCTGATGCTTTAGGTACAGCACAAACAAATAAAAGTGGAAGATATACAGCACAAAACTTATTTGGATATGGAAGAACTGCTGATGATGTAGCTTCAGGTATAGTTAAAGGTTCTTTTTCTGCTAAAATTTATAATGCTGGTTATCAAGAAGTTGGTTTATCAGGTATCACACCTTCAACTCACTCAGGTTTAACTGCTTCTACTACTTATTATTTTAAAATAGCAGTAGATGGAGGATCAGCTTATGAGGTAGCTTTTACAACTGATGCTTCTAATTTAAATTTTGGTGGAAACAATGGTATTATAAGTAAAATTCAAGCTATTCTTGATACTCAATACTATACAGAAGGTAATTTATATGAAAAAGGAGTTACTGTAGGAATTGTTAATGGTGATATTAGATTCACATCACATAACAGAACAAGAAATTCTGCAATAGCACTAACAGCAGGAACAAGTGGTACTGCTAATACAGATGAACTTTTTGATGGAACTAACATAATAGCTAGATTCCCTGCTTCACCTGAAAAAGCTGTTGCAGCTAAATTACCAGATGATGTTGTTTATGATAAAACATACAATATAGATAAATCTAATAAATCACAATTCGCCTATGATGATGGTAAAGGAAATATTAAAGGAATTATGACTGGAACTATTAATTATGAAACAGGTGCTATTGATTTAACAGGTCCTGCTAATGCTGAGTTTGTAGTAAGTTTTAATTATGATTCAGCTCATAGTGGTGGATTAAATAACAGTAACACCATTAAAACAATATCTGCAAGAAGTTTAAATAGTAAAATAGATGCAGAAGTAGAAATACTAGGATTTGTATAATGCCATATAAGAAAAAGAAAAAAACTAAAAAGACTAAGAGTAGAAACAGGAGGAAGTAATGGCTACAGCAGCGATATATTGTACACATAAAGAATTAAAGAGAGTATTTCCTCAACTTGATAGTTTTGATAATAAAAAACAGATTTATGGTTGGACAGAAGTTTCAAGTAATAAATATGCTGCTCATAATAGTGGTATAGTAAGTCAATTATTTGCAGATGGAGAGGACTTAGGACCTGCTCAATCAGCACATACTGATTTAAATGTTGAAGGAGAATGGTTTTATAATTCTGCTGAAGATGTATGTTATTATTATTCAGCTAACACTCCATTAGATAAATTAATGGAAGGTGGAGAAGAATTTACTGCTATGGTTACACAATATAGAACTGATGCAAGTAGATACCTTGATAGTATGCTTGATCCTAATATGCCTAAAGAAGCATTAAAAGACAAAGAAGGTAACTTTGATTACATTATTATACGTACTACATCTTTACTTGCTGCTAATTTTATGATTAAAAGCCACGACCCTAATAGTGAACTTGCTAACGCTTTAATGGAAGAAGCTAATCTTAATATTGAAAATATCAATCAAGGTAGAGCAGCTTTATCTTGGCAAGTATCAAGAGATTCATCTCAAGGAATAGTTAGAGATGTAACTTACACTTCAGGTAAAATTAGACCTGTAGATACAAGAGGTGAATGGTCAGGTACTTATGATTTAATTAAGGTTAAAATAGGTACTGGTGGCGTTTTAGGAACGGCTACATATTCAGTATGGGTTAAAGATGGTGATGGACTTAAAAATCAACAAATTATTACTAATGAAGTAATCAATGGTGATTATCAATCTTTAGCAGGTGGATTAGAGATAAGATTTGCAGGTAGTACAGATTCTACACAAGCTGCTGCTAATGATGAATGGGAAATAGAAGTATTTGGAAGACACGAGGTTGTAGATGCATCAGAAGGTAAAGCCGTTAAAATGACAAGAACAGGTAGAGCTTCATATAAAAGGAAGTATAATTAATGGCAATAACTTTTACTAACAACTTTAAGAATATATTAGATAAATTACGTAATGTATTAAGAACAGAATTTAAGGGTGCTATGCCTATTTACATAGGACACGAGACTAAAGAAGTGGCGACACAGTATTTACGTCTTGACCCTATAGGTAGTACACTAAGTGAATATAATGTAACTTCTGAAGTGAGGGAATATCAAATTAATATGTTTTATTACTTTGCTGACCCTAATGTGAATAAATCATCATTAGATCACGTTTTAAGATTTGCATCAAGAATTGAGGCGTTAATACACGATAATATGGCAATGGTATTAACAGATAGTAGTAATTGTTTTAACTGTAGAGTTGAATCAACTGAACTAAATGCCTTAGAAGACGAAAACGAATATGTTGTCCAATTTGAATGGCGTGGACAACATCTAGGTAATATAGGATAAGGAGATTTTATGAAAATAAAATTAAAAAAAGAGGTTTTAGAATCAGGAGGTTTATCTTCAGTAGGGTCTCATCAAGGGTTTACTAAAAAAATTTGGCAATCCTTAAATAATGGAGATACAGTAGAGGTTGATAATATACCTGAAAAAAGCAAAAGTTATATAGAACAAGTTAAAGGAAAAAACAAAAATAAGATAGAAGGAGTTAAAGCTAAAGCAACAAAACCTTCTTCAATAAAAAAACAGGAGGTAAAAGATGGCAAGTAACATAGGTTTTTCACCAAAAGAGTGGGAAGTATGGATATTAGGAGAAAGCACTCTAGGAACAGCAGTCACAGCAACAAGTGGTATGTATCAACTTGATGTTGATTCTGTTTCTATGCCAAGTTTAAATGTAACACAACAATTAGACGTTAGGAGTAGTGCAGGAAGAACATTAAAAACAAAAGATTTCTTTCAAGATAATAATTTGAGAGTTGTTGAAATATCTTTATCAGGGAGATTTCACGATGATGTAGGTCATAAAGCATTAATTGAAAATATAACATCAGAAGCAGGTCCTGATTTTACTGTACCATCAGGATATACGCCTGAAGCACTACAATATGGAGAAAGTGAAACTGCTGGTGAATTTGATACTTTTACTCTTGTAGTAAAAGCTCCAAGTCAATCAAATGCTAAAAATATAGAGATGCCAGGATGTGTAGTTACAAACTTTGTTTTATCTGCCGATGCAGGTACAGATGGTGGAATGTATAAATGGTCTGCTACTATACAAACAGGATGTGCTTGTGATTTTGTAGAAGCTACAGCTGCTAGTGGTACTGCTTATGTTAATACAGACTTTTTCAAATTATCTTCTGCTACTGCAACAGAGGTATTAAACGCTGACGCTTCTCTTAACTCTTTTAGTCTTACATTAGATAATCCAGTAATATTTAATGGAACTAGATTAGATGCAGCAGGATATGATACAATAAATAGAGGTGCTGAATTTGGTGTAAGTCTTGATTGTCAAGTTAAATATGATGCTAATACAGATGAATTTATTAATGTATTTGACACTCAAACAGCTGCATTTACAACAAACTATCCTTTTAAAATAACAGCATCAAATGCTGGTGGTGTTCAAATTGATAACGCTATAATAACTAATGTCGCTTTAAGTGAAGGCGATTTAATGATGCTTGATGTTTCTATTAAAGCTGTAGATGATGGTACAGACGCATTAGTAACACTAGACTTTTAAGGGGGTAGAATATGGCGAGTAATATAGGTTTTTCACCAAAAGAATGGACAGTATTAATTAGACCACAAACTGAATGGGGTGAAACAGAAGCAGGAACAGATATGTTTCAATTAGATGTTGATTCTGTATCAATGCCTTCTTTAGGTGTAAACCAATCTATTGATTTAAGAAATACAAGTGGAAGAACATTTAATGATGAAGATTTCTTTCAGGATAATAAGATGACTGTTAGAGAAATGACTTTTTCTGGAAATTTTCATACTGATTCAGCACATAAGTATCCTTTTCTTAATTTATCAAACCAAGCAACATCTAATGATACAGTACCGTTTGCAGCAGGACATCAACCTCAAAGTTTAGGTAACGGAGTAAGTATATCTGCAGGAACTATGGCTTCACATCATTTATTTACAATAGCATTAGCTGCACCAGAGACTACAAATGCTAAGCATATGCTCTTTCATAATTGTGTGTGCACTAATTTTCAAATATCTGCTGATATAGGAACGGATGGGGGTAGATATAAGTATAGTGCAACATTTTCTACAGGTGGAAATTATCAAGCATTAGCTAATACTACTTCAATTGCACCAAGTGCTTCATATTTAAATACCACAAATGTTACAATGGGTGGAATTAATGCTAGTACACTGAAAGTTGCAGATATTAACGCAACTTTAAATTCTTTTTCAGTTGCAGTAGATTTTCCTGCAGTATGGACAGGAGCAGGTTCTTTAGGATATGAGATATGTAATAGAGCACAAGAATGTTCTATAACATTTGATGCTCAAGTAAAATATGATGACCTTACTGATGAATTAATAAATACATTTGATGGACAAAGTGCTGCAGTTGATGGTGTAGGTTTAAATATTGTTAATAGTGCGAACTTTGATATAGCTATTAATGATTATATCCTTACTAATGTAGCTTTATCTGAAGGTGACTTAATGATGTTAGATATATCAGGAAAAGCATTAGATGATGGAACTGAGCCTTTACTTGTATTAGATTGGGCATCTTAATAAGATAAAATAAAATAAAGGAATAAAACAATGGAAATGAAACTTAAATCTGGAAAGAAAATTAAGTTAAAAGATGTATCTATAGATGAGAGAGATGAAATGCTTGATTCTGTGGAATATCAATATGACATTAAAGGTAATCCTAAAGGTATGAAGATGATGAATACCACAATGACTAAATGGATCCGTGTTGGTGTTGATGGCGATACATCTGATAAGTTTCTAAAAACACTAACACTAGAAGATAGAACTGAAATTTTTATTAAAATGCAGGAATATCTTATGGTGGGGGAAGGGAAAGCCTCCAAGTAGAACTGACTATATTGTCTGATAGCTGTGGAGGCTGTCAATATTGTGAATTTCCATATGAGGCACAGATACCTGTAAATACAGGAAACGGATACGAAACACGAGAGTTTAAGTCACAAGATGATGTTTGGGCAGTTATTGATTTAATTGCCCAAGAAACTAAAAAATTTAACGAAGAAAAAGGAAAGGAGTTTGACGTGGGAAAAAGTATAAGAAGTCAAATTCCATTCTTTACTTGTTTTAATCATATAAGAGATGAGAAATATCTTAAACTTCTTAACAAATATTTATATTGTACTGAGACAGGGATACCAGCACATAACGGTTGTTATGGTGAGCAACCTGCAAGATGGGTACAATATTTTTTTATAATTAAAAATGCGATGGCGAAAAAGCAGAATATGATACAAGAGAAAGCGAAAAAAGATGTCTGATATTATAGTAAAGTTTAAACCTTCTGGTCAAAAAGAAATTGTAACAGCAATTAAAGCTATACAAGCAGCAGAAAAGAATTTAACTGTTTCTGGTAAAAGGCATAATGTTGTTGTTGCTAATATGACTGCTTCATTAAAAGCACAAAACAAAAGTTGGAGAGATTTAGGAGTTAGTTATAATGTAGTTGGAAAAGCAGCTAAGGGTAATAGAGTTGCGATGCAACAATTAACATTAGCTATGAAAGGTGCTAAAAAATCTTCACACGGTTTATTAACCTCAAATAGATTATTAGACAATTCATTCGCTACAATGCGTTCTCATATGCTATTATTTAGTTTTGCTATGAGTTTAGGTGTAAGACAAATTATTGACTTTACTAAACAAGCAGCAAAAGTTCAAGGTATGGAAAGAGCATTTAATACTTTATCAGGTGGAGCAGCAAACGCTTCTTCAGCTATAAATAAATTAAAAGATGCAACAGATGGAACTGTATCTAACTTTGATTTATTACAACAAGCAAACAACGCTATGATCCTTGGTGTTACTAACAATGCAAATGTTATGGCTGATATGTTTGATATGGCACAACGTCTTGGAGATGCTCTTGGTAAAGATGTAGGGCATTCTATTGAATCTCTTGTTACTGGTATGGGTCGTCAATCACGTCTTATGCTTGATAATATTGGTATTATTGTTAAATCTAATGACGCTTATAAAAAATACGCACAAGAAGTAGGTAAAACAGCAGATACTTTAACTGATTACGAGAAAAAACAAGCATTTATGGAAGCTGCTTTAGATGCAGCAAGAGAAAAAATTAAAACTTTACCACCAGAAGTTGAAAATGCTAACAAAACATTTCAACAACTTAGTGCTTCAATGTCTAATTTTCAAAATGAAATTGGAACAGCATTTACACCTTTAATTCAATCAATAGCTAAATCTATGATAGATATAGCAGATTCTTTTGACGCTGAAAGAATAAAAGCATTTGCTGCTGCTATGACAGGTGTTTTAACAGCTGCTATGATTGCTTATAGAAAAGTATTAATAGATATAATTAAAAAACAAACAATGCTTGGTTGGGGAGCATTAGCAACAGCAGCAGGAATTTTAGCTTCAGAGCTTATAGTTTTGACAGGTATTTTTAAAGACCAAGAAGATAGTTTAGATGGTGTGTCTGGTGCTACAGAGACTTATATTAAGAATTTAGGCGATATGAAACTAGGCGAGTTACACGCACAATTAAGTTTAGCTAATAGTTCTGTGGGAGAGTTAGATAGTTCTACTTCAAATTTAACTGAAAGTAATAATGAACTTTTTAATAGTATGAGTGATATTAATGATGGATATGATTTTATAAGTAAAGAACAATATGATGCACTAACTGGAATGATAATCTACTCAGACAAGTCAGATGAATTAATAAATATACAGAGTAATTTAGGTAACGAAATAGACAACACTGCCACACAATTTGATAAATATGGAAATATTGTAGAATTTAGTAGTGAAACATTAGAAGGTTTCAGTGAAAGTGTTGAACACGACACTGAAATGGCTACTGCAAATGCTGCTGCTATACAAGAAAGAATAAGAGTTATAGAAGGTGGTTTTGCTACTTATAACGCATTTTTAGCAGCTGAAGACGCAATAGCAAATATGTATAATAAAACAACAGAAGCTAACGAAAAAAATATTGAAGCTAATATTTTGATGATAGAATCTTTAATTGCACTTGAAGGGCAACAAGAACAATATACAGCTGTATTAAAAAAATTACAACTTCAAAAAGCAGCAATACAAAACGCTGAAACACAAGCCACATTACAATCTTACTCTAGAATAGCACAAGGAACAGCTACAATAGCTGAACATTATAAAGCAAGTGCAAAAGAAGTAGCTTTTATACAAGCAGCAGGTTCTGTTGTTGATGCCTTTGGTGCAGCTGCTTCAGCAAGATTTAATGCACAAAAAGCAGGGTTGCCACCTCCTTTACCAGCTTTAGCTTATGGTGTTGAACTTGCAGCAGGATTAATTAATGCTAAAAAAACTTATGATGCTGCAACTAAAATCGGTTCTGGAGACTCAAGTGTTGGTGGTGGAGGTATAAGTGATACTACAGACCCTGTTGTTGGACAGTTTGCTGAAGGTGGTTATGTTGGTGGAAGACCACACTCTCAAGGTGGAACATTAATAGAAGCAGAACGTGGCGAGTTTGTTATGAGTAAAAACGCAGTAGATTCTATCGGCTTAGAGACGCTTAACCAAATGAATCAATCAGGTGGTGGTGGAAGTGTTAATGTAAATGTATCAGGTAATGTTTTAACACAAGATTTTGTTGAAGGCGAACTTGCAGAATCAATTAAAGAAGCTGTCCGTAGAGGTAGCGATTTCGGACTTAATTAATGATTGAATTACCAGATAAGTTAAAACAAGCAATAGGTGATGGACAAAGAACTTCCCTTTATCCTGTTCTTAGGATTTATAAAGGTGTTACTATTGATACGCCTAACCAAGACTTTGCAGGTGCTGCTTCAGAAATAATTAATCTATCTATTAAAGAAACAAGTTTAGATGGACAACCATACCTTCCTTTACTTTTAAGTTCCCCTTCTTTAAAAACCTCTGCCGATATTGTAAACAACAAATATACTATATCAAGTTTATCTTTAACTATATCTAACGCACCATATAACGGCAAGAAGTTTAGTGATAATGTTATAGAATACTTAAAATCAGTTTGTCAAGTATTTTATACTTCAAATGGTATTGATAGTATTGATGATTCTTTATTGATTTACACAGGTACAATAAGAAGGTTCTCACAAACATTTGATACCTTAAAATTAGAATTAGAAGATTTTACACAACAAGTTTTATCTGCTAAAGTTCCAAGCACATTAATACCTGAAGACTTTGTTCAATACGATGAAAAAATGTTTAATAAACCATATCCTATGATATATGGAAATATTGACGCAAGTCCATTAGTTTATAATAAATTAGGTAGATTAGAAATAGATAAACCAGCACAAAAGGTTTATGGTTTTTGGAATTTTGGAACAACAATAGATTATCAAAATGAGACTATTGATGAAAATCATCCATTTAGAGTGCAAGAATTTTTACGTGACAATTCTTTTTTATCAGTATATGAAGGTAATCATTTATATATTTTTCAAAATGGTGTAAAAGGTTGGGGTTCAAGAGATTATAGATTAGAAGATTTACAATTTTATGATTTTATAGACGCTGAAACAGATGTAGATGGAAATGATATTCCTGCTAGAATTGAAATTGATAGTGATTCTTTTGTTTATGAAGAATATCAAGAAACAGCAGAGGGAGAAGTTTCTGGAACTGGTAATATAGGGATACCAGCTAGAACTTATAGACCAATAATTAAAGCATCATTTTTTAATTATAATGAAAAAAATAGATATTTTACGTGGACTACTGATGATACTGATGATGATGATGGTAGTGATGGTTATTGGCATTCAGGTGCTTCACATCACGCTGATACTGTTAATAAATTTATTGGTTATCAAAATAATTCTGATTTAGCCGATAATGTAGTTCAAGAAGTTTATAGAGAAGCTAGAGACCCAGATTACGCTTCTGGTGATTCAGGTGATGACCCTCAAGGTTATGATGTTGCAGGAGATAAATATGAAACTTCTGTAATGCAAGAACATTATCGTGCTGATTGGGGAAACACTAACGGTCCTTCTATGTATTGGTGGGAACCAACTTATGTAAACAATATAACTTCTAACGATGATAGAATTAGTAGATGGTCAAGTATTGATACTAATTGGAGAGACGCAGGTATGCAATCAGAATTTGATGTTAGTTGGGTGCAAAATGGTTTAACAACAAGTGGAATACATATGTATGCAGTTAATTATTATAAAGCTGGAGGAAATTTTGTTAGATTCCATCTTGAACCTAGCGTAGGTTCTTTCCCTTGTGTTACAAAGATATTTTATGAAATGGATTATATAACACCTAAATTTGGGGTGGCTAATGTTGATTATTTAGAATATAATGTATATCCTACATCATTCTGGGTTGAAAAACAATTAGTTCAAAGAGATCAAGGAGGGGATAATAGTATAGATGGTAGTGAGCCGGGTGATGGGCTTTTAAATAACGATAATATACTTTGGGAAAGAAATAGAGGAAGCACCCAAAGTGTGCCACCTGATGATTGGATAACTTGGGCAAATGTTCCTAATTCACAACATTCTTTTGGTAATGTAATTACAATAGATCAAGAGGCAAAAAGAGTAGAAACTGACCATCAATCTCAATTTACAAATTCAAGTTTTTATTATCATAATATTTTAAAAAACTTTAATAATACTACACAATATGATAGTGTTCAATGGGGTTTTTCATACATTACAAAGCAAGGAGGAAGTTATACTTCAGCAGACACCTCTTGGGCAATAGCTAATTTAAAAAATTTATATGTAATACAAGATGTTTTAATAGATGATTTAGAAAATCAAGATTTTTTTGGAAATATTGCAGGTAGGGTAGATAATGTCGGTAATCAAATTACAAGAATAGAAGATATTATGGTTGATGTTTTAGATAATGAATTGGGTTTTGAACAAATAATTTCTCTTGATACAGCTTTTAGTGGGTGGAAATTTGATTTTACTTTAACTGAACAAAAAGAGGTTAAACAATTATTTGGGGATTTATTTAAATCTTCAATAGCAATACCTTCTTATGATAATTTTGGACAATTCAAATTGATACCTATACACCAAACTTTAGAAGGTGTTAGTTATAGAAAAGTAAGAGCTATTGATGTTATTAAATATGAATTTACTTTATCAAAATTAGATGATGTAAAAAATAGAGTTAATGTTAAATATTATAAAGATTATGCAAGTGGTGAATTAACAAAAGAAACTGGATATTCATTATTATACAATGAAAACACATACGAAACTTTTGATTCTCTTACTGAAAATAATTATCCTAATAATCCTGAACTTTGGTATGATGTTAATTACTATGGTTTAAATAATAATAATTTAGAATCAATGTTAGAGGTAGAATCAGAATATATAAGAGATGATAATGTGGCACGAATGTTACAAAAAAGGCTTTTATGTTGGTATGCTAATCAACACCTTATGGTTAAAATGGATTTACCTGTTTCTTATCTTAATCTAGAAGCTGGTGATTATTTTAAATTTGATGAACTGTTAGGTGGGGTTAAAGTGTTTGGTTATGACTATACAGAAGCAGGTATAAAAAATGGACAATACATTTATCCAATATTTTTCATTACAACTATTAATAAAAGTATTGAAAAGATTAGTATAGAAGCAATTCAAGTTCATCGTGGAGAGTATGGTGTAGATGAAGTGATTATAGAAGAAGATGAAGAAGGTGGAACAGTTTTTGATAATGGTGGTAATGATGGTCAAGGTAATTTTGATATGCCAGACCCATTTGATGATCCTTCATACGGAGATGATAATATAAATCAAGAAGAACCTGATTATAGTTATTTTAATTTATCTATGAGTGATAACACTATTATAAATAATGGGCAGGTTACAGGTAGCGTTAGTACTTCACACTCATCTGAATGGGATTATAAAATATTTGCTACTAAGATTGAAAGTAATGACGGCAGTCCAATACTTTATGAAGATGAGAATGGTGATGAACAACCATTAGAGACAGGTACCTTTACTGAAGAAGATGACTTTAGATTAGAACATTTCTTCCATATTTATAAACAGACATCTAATATGGCTGATAATTATAATGGTCAGGTACAGATTAACAAAAAATATTCAATATTCCCTCATAATTGTAATATTGAAGCTAGTCTAAAAGTATATTCTCTTAGTGGATCACAAGATAATGAAGAAGAATTAATTAAGTATGGAACTTTTTCACAAAAAGGAGAATGGGAAGAAGGACAATATCCTGTTGGTGATGTAAATGGTGATTATATTGTTAATGTTTTAGATGTTGTAAGATTGGTAACTATTATAACTGGTTTTGCTGAGTTTGAAAGTGACGAACAAGAAGCAGCTGAAAGAGCAAGAGGGGATTTAAATAATAGTGGATTTGTAAATGTACAAGATGTAGTAATGTTAATTCAAATAATTTTAGGATAATAAAATGGCAAAAGCAATAAGAACAGGTAAAGTTAAAAAATTTAATAGAGATATGGCAAAACCATCAGCAGCTAATATATCTTTTGAAGAAGGTGTATGTGTAATAGATTCTAATGTTGATATAATGGGTATTCAAATACATTTTAAAGGTAAAGCAGAATTTACGCCACAACTTCCAGAAGGATGGATATTGCAAGGTAATAACAATAAAATGATAATGTTTACACTTTCAGGTGTTCCAATACAAAAACAAATTTTATTTACTTATAACGGAAAATTTGATATTAGGGATTTAATAATTTCTGATAAAAACGCAACAAAGATAACTTGTAAAATAATAAGAAATAAAGTTAATTGGGATACACAAGGTGAAGGATTTGCTTCTGAATACATATATTGGGATGATATGAAAATTAAAAAATCAGAAGATAAAATTAAAAAGACAATTTATAATTTACCTGATTATAATCTACCTGAAGTAGATAAAAAACAAATTAAAAAACAAAGAAGAACTAGAGCAGCTACTACAACAAGTTCAGGTAGTATAGGAGGATATTAATGGGAGCACAAGTTAAAACACCAAGATTTTATGTAGATATACCTACATTTTTACACGCAACAGGACAAGTAGGTTGGGATGATAGTAATGGTGGTGCAGAGCTATTATATATGAACCCATCTAATCCTTATATAAAAGAAGTAGGAACATCAGAAGCACACGAGGTATGTGCTATTGGTCATTGGAATAAAAACACAACAAAAACATCTTTTCCTGTTAATTTTTGTGCTTTACTGAATCATAACTTAGGTTTTAATACTAAAAAATTTCAAGTTTTTGGTAAGCACGGACTAACATCTGAGACAACTGAAGTAATATTTAATCCAGTAAACGAAATTTTAAATTCTAATCACGAAGGTGATTTGATAGACCCTACTTACAATGGAACAACTATTTTTGATTTTACTTCTACAGATGAATATTGGAGGAATTTTAGTATATATTATAATAGTTCAAATCCTATTGATGAAGGAAAACATCAATTAGGATCTATGGTGTTAGGGAGATATTGGGATGCTCCTAATTCGCCTGATTTATCACTTACAATGTCAAGACGATTTGAGGGTATCAAAACTAAAAAAACAATGGGTGGCAAAACACTATCTAATATTTATTATGATGGACCAACAGAATGGACTATGAACGCTTTTGGGGATACATATAAATATCCTCCATTTGAATTAGATACAACTTCTAGAGATGGCAGTGCAAATAATTTTAATCAAATACCAAAAAGTGGTTTAGGTAGAAAAGGATTAAGGAGCTGGAATCTGACATTTTCATATATAAGTGAAGATAATATGTGGATGGAAAATGAAGTATCTAATACACTTACTTCAGATGATGTGACACCTAATGATGATATACCTAATCCTATGCTTACAGATGATAGTTTTAATTTTGTGTGGAATTGTACTTTAGGTGGAACTTTGCCTTTTATATTTCAACCTGATAAGACTAATAATAATCCTGACCAATTCTCAATATGTACATTTAACCAAAAAACCCTAAGTGTTCAACAAGTGGCTTATAATACTTATACTTTAAGTATTACTATTGATGAGGTTGCCTAGCATTAGGTAAAACAATACCCATATCTATTACTGCCCATCTTTTAA